AAAAAGAAACTGCAGACTATAGTGCTATTACCACTTGGGGTATATTCTATCCAGATGAAGACCAACCAGCCAATTTAATATTACTTGATGCAATCAAAGGACGTTATGAGTTTCCAGAGTTAAGGAGATTGGCTCTTGAACAATATACTTATTGGCAACCTGAATCTGTTATAATTGAGGCTAAAGCTAGTGGTTTACCGTTAACATATGAGCTTAGACAGATGGATATACCTGTAGTTAATTTTACACCATCAAAAGGAAATGATAAGCATGCACGTGTAAATGCGGTTGCACCTTTATTTGAATCTGGTATGATATGGGCGCCGGAGCAGAAATTTGCAGATGATGTTATCGAGGAATGTGCTGCATTTCCGTACGGAGACCATGATGATCTTGTGGACTCAACGACACAAGCTATTATGCGATTTAGACAGGGAGGTATGATTGCTCACCCTGAAGATTATGTCGACGAAAAAGTCGATAAACAAAAAAGGAATTATTATTAATGATCAAAGCAGGAATGACAATCGCAGAAGCCATCATGCAACTCACTCGAGGTTTCATGAAAGCCATGGGACGTCAACCTAATGGCCTTGAGAAAATTAAAATTAATCAAGAAGCTAGACAAAAAGTCAAAGATCTTAACAAGGTTGTCGATATGCAAGGCAACGTTCTTGATCCAAGTAAACCTATCATAGGCGGTAAACAAGAAGGTATCATGAAAGTAAAACCAGACACTGATGATGGTATTTCAGCAACGATTGATGGTAAAACTCAGAATATGTCACCAGAAGGTATTATTGATGTTTTAAATAAAAAAGCTTTAATGACTAAACAGAAAAAAGGAACGCCCGCAACAGAAGCGTTTGAAAAAGAGTTTAATGTTAAACTTGATGGTGATGAAACATTTGATGAATTAATGGAGATTAAAAAAACAGGTAAACATCCAAGAAGACCTGAAGAAGAAATAGAATTGTTTACAGATGAGAGACCTCCTAAGGATCCAGAATTTGCAGAAGGTGGACGTATTGGTTACAAAGATGGACCGGATCAACCAGGACGAAGAAAATTTATGAAAATTATTGGAGGTCTTGCAACAATACCTATTGTCGGTAAATATTTTAAACAAGCAGACAAAGTTGCACCAGCTGCAGAAAAAGCAGCAGAGGTTATGACTCAAGCTCCTTCTTATTTCTTTGATATGATAACTAAAATTAAAATGTTTGGTAAAACAAAACCATCAGCTTCTTATGGTCCAAGACAAGAGGTTCATGTGTACTCAGCTAAGAACGGTGATGAGTATGAATTAGTAGAAGATCTAGCAACAGGTGATCAAATTATTACTAAAGATAAAATGGGTATAGGTGTTTCTGGTGATAAAACATTTGATACTATTACTGATAGAACCGTCTTTCAAAATAAAAAAGGTATAGGTGATGAAGCAACAAAAGGCACACCACCGGATGAGTATGAAGAAATGAAAGTTCTTTTTGATAACGATGGTACTATGGGAGACGTTGATAATATTGATGAGATTGTTAGAAAAGAAATTATTAAAGAAGCTTCAGAAGTAACTCCACCAATTAAAAAAGCAGGTGGTGGTCTAGCTTACATGTTGGGGGAATAACATGGATGAAGAATTATTACGTATTATAGATCTATTCGACAACGAAGAAGTAACCACAGCAGATAAAATAGATAGACCAAGCGCATCTTCTTATAGAGAAGAGTTTGATAATTTTAACAAACGTAACCCTTTCGCTAATGGAGGAATGCTTGATACCACAATGCCAAAAAGAGGTTTAGTTGATGGACCTGGAAGTTATGGTGGTGAAAAATTTAATTTAAAAGCTTTAGGTGGCGAAAAAAATCAATACATAAAAACATATAATACTAAAGGCGGAGAAAAAAGATACATAGCTCAATATGATAGACCTGGATTTAATAAGAAAAAATCTTTTCCGTTTACACCTGAAGGGTTAGAAGATGCTCGTAAAGCAAGAGACGGGTTTGAAAATGAGTTTAAAGAAATAAAAAAAACAAATCCAGAAAGAGTAAAAGATACTTCAATTAGAAAATTAAAAAATCCACCTAATCCTAATAAACCTTGGAGATATATAAAAACTATTTCAACAGAAGATGGAAAAAGTAAAAGACAAGCCGTTACTTATTACGAATCAGAAGCAAAAGCAAAAGCCGCTCAAAATAAAGTTTTAGAAAACAGACAACAAAAGAGATTTAAACCTATTACTAAAGATGAAAAGAAAATTATAAAAACGGCGTTTGAAAAAAATCCAAACATAGCTAAAGTATCTAGAGATACAGGTATAGCTCTTAAAAGAGTTGAACAAGCTATAAATCAGTTAAATTTAAAATTACCTGAAGCTATTTTAAATGATCCAAAAAATAAAAAATACGTTTTAAGTAATTACGGAAAAAAAACCAGAGAAACTATGGCTAAAGAATTGTTTCCTAATGTTAATTTTAAAACAGCAAACTCTAGACTCGGACAAATAATACAAGGCTTACGTAAAAGTGATGATATCAAAGAAACTGTTGCGCCTTTTAATGTAACAGAAACTAGAGAAAAATATAAATTTAATCCAGATGAAACAGCCAAAGCTGTTTCTAAAAAAAGAATAGAAAGCAAAAAGAAATTTAGCGTCCCTGCTTTTGAAAGTGCAATGCAAGGAAGTGTAAAATCTCAATTATCACACATGGATGATCTAAATAGTCAAATTGTTAGATTTGAAACACTTGGGTACTCACCACAAAAAATTAATCAAGAAATATTAAAAAATGTAGACCCGTATTTTAATACATTATATAAAAAAAGAGCTAATCTTTTAAAAAATAAACCTTCAGGTTATGCAAAAAAAATTAACGAAATAAATAACAAAGGTATTGCAGCAGCTTATGCAACAAAAGGATATAAATCTTTTAATGTAATAGAACCTGGAGGAAAATCTTATCCAATTGGAGTAGACCCCTCTAAGTCCGTAGATCCATTTGGTTTGTTTGAAGGTAAAACTATACAAGAGGTGGCTCCAGATAAACTTTCTAAAAGATCAAAAACTATTGATCAAATGATTCCAGATCCTATTGATAAATATTTTTTTTTAAAAAATGCAGAAGCAGTTAAAAAAGCTCAAGCAAATGTTCCAAAAGGAGAAATACAAGCAGTTGCTAAAAATTTAAATGAATTAGGTTTTAAAACATCACGAACTAAATTAAATGCAAAGATACCTGGCATTACTGAATTATTTGAAATGGCAAAAAGTATACCGGGAGACTTTAAAAAGAAAGCCTATTTAAAAGCAGGATTTAAAACTTTAGGTATAGTTGTAGCTCCATTAGTTATCTACGATACATATAATAATTATACACAAGGAAAACCTATATTAGAAACTTTAGAGCAAGGTATAATTGGAACAGATATTATTGGAGGGACAAAAAGATTTTTAGCACTGACTCCAGAAGAACGCAAAGCAAGAAGTGTTGTTAAACAAGATGCACTACAAGATTTAAATTTAGATATGCCTATGGGTTTTGGTTTTATTGAAGGCCCTGATCCAATGTCCGATCTAACTTTAGAAGAGGCACAAGCTCAAGCAGCAGCTGGTGATGAAAGAGTTAAAGCGTTAGAAGCTCAAAAGAATTATGAAAGAGCAACGGATCGAGCTAATTTTTTTAGTAATATGGAAGATAAGATTTTTGGTATTGGACCAGGCTATCAATTAGAATTCGCCGGTGGTGGTATTGCAGGATTATCTGGAGGTATCGACGAAGGTCCTCAAAGAACATCAATGAACCCAGATTCACAGGGGTTGCGATCTCTGAGAAACCGTGTTAGAAACTTATAGGAGTAATAAATGGCAGAAATAGACAAAGGACTCCCGAACACTAGAAACAAACTTGAGATTCCTTCAGAAGAAGAGATACAAGAAGTTGCTGTTCAGGAACAACAACCCGAAAAAGGACCTATCGAAGTTATACCAGAAGAAGATGGTGGAGTAACTTTAGACTACGAGCCAGGTTCAATTAACGTACCAGGCACAGAATCACATTTTGATAATTTAGCAGATCTTTTACCAGATGATGTATTAGAACCCATTGGTAATGAGATGACTCAAAACTATATGGATTACAAAGCTTCAAGAAAAGAATGGGAGCAAGCTTATGTATCCGGATTAGATCTTTTAGGATTTAAATACGAAAACAGAACTGAACCGTTTCAAGGTGCATCAGGTGCAACGCACCCTGTTATGGCTGAAGCTGTAACTCAGT